GCTTATTCTATAAAGACCTTTAGATCCTCACAGTAAGTGTTACTCTTAACCGAGTATGTATTGTGAGCCCCGGAGGGCAATCACTGTTGTGTAACGATTTAACTAACCTTGATACGCTGAGTAGCTTCGGCTTTCGCAGAGCATGCGTAAGTAGTTAGGTTAGCACCCTATACTTCCGTAGAAGGAAAGGATGTTAAGAAGTGGTTAAACACGTGCACACCAATCGGCCATAAACAAAGTTTATGTTGACAGGAAGGCTAGAAATACGTCGATAGATGTAAATCGAAATTCTTATTGTATAAACCGAAATTAAGCTCTAAAAGCAAAAACTTTTATCTTAATTAGGCAAGCAATAGGAGGGGGCCTTTCGCGTCTTCAAACAATTATTGTTATGAAACCGAAAGTTATCCGACTTCCCTGTGAAGGGTGGCTGCAGCTCTCTTAGGAGAAAACTGAAGTCTAAGGAAATATATTTAAATCTAAAGCTACAAAAAATAATAATATGAAACATATAATTAATTCTGCGACAAAAGATTTAGGTACTTTCTTTAGTGCCATGATCCATGTAAAAGCGGGTCGACCATTAGTTAATTGGTTTATTAAAGCCTTTCGACTAATGGAGGGACGACTTTCTAACGGAACAGTAAGAGTAACCATAGTTTTCTTAGGAAAATGCTACCATCTGCAGAAGAAGAGCGGTTTGAAATTTCTTGTAATTTACTTGAAAGCTCAAAACGTTAATTTAATGCAGGCTCTAGCAGGAACTGCTGGTAAGGATATAACTAATTTGGGATGTAGATTCGCTCGTAAACGAGGTTCAAAACTTCCGCAAATTATTCCTATCCTTCACCGAGTTCATATTAGAAATGGTAAAGTTTACTATGTTAAACTATGGACAACTTTATTTAATTTATACCGAGTTCTTTCTTTTCCCGGACTCTTAAATTTATCTACTATTGTAGATCCTTCTTCCTTCCGCCAAGATCTGTTTTATCAGATTTCGGTGTTCGCACTTAGCTTTTGAAAACTCTTGTTAGAGCAGACAAATGATAGGTGGTTACGGCTTGCTTTAAGAGACAAGCTGAAGGCATTAAAGGAACTGCAGGTACGTCCATTCGGTATTGCTACCTCTTCACCTAGTTTTGCTGGAATGATTTCTAGCTCATACATGGGTGTTTTGAGTGCAATATACTTATGGAAGTCCTCAAGTAACTTACCCTATCTATATGACTACTTAAGGTCGACTGGAAATATATCTTTTATTCGTTTCATTGAAACGGGTGTAAAGATTTCTAGCTGACCTAAAGAGTTTATAGATAAGTGTAAGACACTTGGAGGACTCGGATTAAAACCCGAACCTGCAGGAAAAGTAAGAGTATTTGCCCTCGTAGATTGTGTGACTCAATGGGTTATGGACCCATTGCACAAACGATTATTTTCCATCCTTGGGAAAATTCCTCAAGATGGGACATTTGATCAAATCAAACCTTTAAAGGCTCTTCTCCAAAAGAATAAATCTCTTTACTCTTTGGATTTGAGCGCGGCCACTGACAGACTTCCAATAGTTCTGCAGATGATCGTGTTAAGTCCTTTAGTAGGGGCGAATTTCGCCAGATTATGATCAATAATGCTAATCGGCCGGCCCTATAGTCTTCCTAAGTCCGCTTCTGAGTTTCTTTCGATGAAAGATAAACAAAAGAGGTGGAACCAGTTGTACTATGGAGCCGGGCAACCTATGGGGGCATTGACATCATGAGCGATGCTAGCTGTCACACATCATTTTATTGTGCAGTTCGCAGCGTTCTTGGTGTCCGGAAAGAATAGATGATTTGAGGATTATGCAATCCTTGGTGATGATGTAGTAATAGCCGACGGTCCTATCGCTCATAAATATTTGCATATTATGAGTTGGATAGGTGTGAAAGTAGGAATTCATAAATCCCTAATTTCACCTTCCGGTAATTCCCTTGAATTTGCTAAGCGGTACTTCTTCAATAAGAAGGACTGTTCTGCTATACCTCTTAAAGAAGTATACGCCGGTACAGTTAATATTTCTGCATCAATGGAATTGATGCGTAAGTATAAAGTATCGTTATCTCAGATTTTAGCCTTTAACCAGTTTGGTTATCGGTCTTTATCTAAGATGACAAATCCATTAAGGAAATTATCCGGTCGTATGAGAGCTATTATTTTATCATCTCTTTTTCCTAAGGATTGAACACCTGAAGCCTTTAAAGAATTCTTGTCTATAAGATCTTTAGTACAGAAAGTTCCAGTTAAGGAATCTGTATTTCAAGGTCTTACTGATTCTTACGTCTCTTTGATACGGAAACAAATCAGTAAACTTGATAACTCAATGTCTTTATTAAGATATTTAGTTACGGTTGATAGAACAAGGGCTCATTATGGTATTATTGACTTTGATCAAGACCCTAGAATATGTTCGTTATTACGTCCATACTCAAAGGATCATAATTTAGATCTAAGAAATATGCCAGTTTCTAATGAGTTGTATTCATATGTTATCCTGATAAACGAATTTGTTTACAGAAACCAATATATGGATACACTTCTTAAAGTTCGTGAGTTAGTTGCTTTAATCGACGAGGTTGATTCCTTATCAAAGATCGACCTCTTCGAGACTATTCTAAGTAAATTAGTTTCAATAGAAAATGATTTATCTTTGTTACCTTTCGTTGAAAGGGATCAAAGAAGGATAGTTCAAGTAACTAAGTCATCGGTGTCTCGATTCATAAGATTATGGAAATCTTCAAATCTAGGTATAAAACTGAAATAATTAATTTAAATTTATCATTTGTTAATTATTCAGTTATCTTCTTTATAATGAGTGAATAGGGACTTAAGATTATATTATTCTTTAATGATATATAACCTATTCGTATAATCAGTAGTTATAAAGAGATGTAATTAAATAAAGTTGTTTAAAACGACTCTTACCCGAATAGGTCTGGCCTATGACATTTAGTCAATAGTTCACATTACTGTATAACACCCTATGTAAGGGACGGGGACGAAGGCGAGAAAAAACATTAACCAGGGATGGTTAGTGTCAGCCGAGTAGTAGGCCAATGCTCTAAGAAATTAGAGTTCTTATCTAGAACAGATAAGTATGGTAAGCGCTCAAGCGGCTAAGTCGAATCGAGTTAAACTCGATGGTTTGTTAAACCTAGACTTAGTGATCTCTAAGTAACCTAACTGTAAAAGTTTTAATACTTTTACATAGTCACCGTTATACAGGACATGAGAGATAAAATAGTTGTAGTTGGAGCCTCTGGCGGTAAATACAAGTTCATGAAACAAACTTGCAGACTGATTAGAGAGGAACGGCTACAATTAATAATATTCTTATCATTGTGATCATATAACTATCTAAGTTATAGGTCAGGGCAACCTCTTGGTAGAGATTACTATTCACGGAAGCCTACACTGATTGAGTGTAGTTTAGGTGGATGTGTGCAATAGCGTATAAAATTCCCGAAAGGTTAATTATGATTAACATAGGCTTAAACTAAACCATAATGTTTAAGTTTACATAATTAAGGATCGAAATTAAGGTTGTCAGGAAGAAAATCCCTGATCGTGACCAGATTTTATACTAACTATTTGTGTTTATTGTGAGTTGTTTTATTATTCAACCGCAGTAAAGATAAGTTCTCTAGCAATGTTGTCGGAATGCCGACACCTATTGAAAGTCATCTTAATGATTAGGCCTATTTATAAATAAATATAA